ACAGGTTGGTATTTAGGTTGTATGGATAAGGAAAAGTATTTAACGAAAGCAACCTTTATGAAACGAGGAGATATTGATCCAAGTAACAATTATATGGTTAAAGCGGATTGTTATAATTTATTAATTAAAGAGTTGGACTAATCCTTCCTATGCAGTATAATAAAAAAGGATTTGTCAAAGCTAGAAAAAGGGGGTATAGATCACATCTGGAAGAAGTTGTAGCTAAACAAATTTTAACAGCACAACATAGTTTAAGGTATGAACAAATAAAAATAAAATGGATAGACTTTGCAATACGCTCTTACACTCCTGATTTTGTACTGGATAATGGAATAGTTATTGAGGTAAAAGGTTTTTGGTCTACAGGAGATAGACGTAAACATGTAGAGATACAACAGCAGCATCCTAGTTTAGATATTCGATTAGTCTTTGAAAACAGTAGCAGAAAAATTAGAAAAGGTTCAACAACTTCTTATGGTATGTGGTGTGACAAAAAGGATATACAATACTGTGACCGGGTTATCCCACAAGCATGGTTGAGTGAGCAATTAATTTTTATGCCACCTGAATTGATAGACGTAGGTGTACTTATTGAACCTCCAATTAGAAAGTGAGGACTATTATGAGTGTATATGATCATTTAACGGCTGATGACTTTATTCTAATTCTGCGTCCTGTGAAATCATCTGAGGATGACGTATCTGAGGAAGCGGAATCTACAAATTGGACAGGAGAAGTTCAAGTAGCAATCATAGCAGATGCTGACAATAGTTCATTAAACGAAAATGAATTTAGTAACATGGTTGCCTTATGTAATTGTACAGCAGCTTCTATTCCAGCAATGGAAGAAAATTCATTTATTCGAGAAATCATTCAAGCATATGCCCATAATCGTATGCTATCTCCCGTGCCAGAGAAACTAGCGCGTACTACAGATAACATTTTACATTTTCATACAGACACAAAAGGAACAGCCTAATGGAAAACGCAAACTTACAGATAGCCGCAGCACTACGAGACATTTCTAGCACTATGAAAACGCATCCGACTGATCGTATTCAGACTAAACTTAATGATCCGGCTACGCGCCATGCAGAATTAGGTACACTTGCTGCCTCTATGGAGCGTGATCCAGAACAATACTTTCTTCCTACTATGGATGATGTCGTAAATCATCCTAAGCATTATAACAAACATGGGATTGAGTGCATTCAGGCAATTAGAGCAACCCTTACAGATGAAGAATTTAGAGGGTATTGTAAGGGAAATATTATTAAGTATACATGGAGAGAACAATATAAAAACAAATTAGAAGATTTAAAAAAAGCTTCGTGGTATCTAACTAAACTCATACAAGACCTTGACAAAAATGAAAACACGAGCTAAGATTACAGTAACTTTGGAACTGGACCCAGAAGACTTTTGTATGCCTATTGACGGCGATCCTACAGAAGAACTAATAGATATGTTTACAGAATTACTTGAACATATTGATGGCGCTGTGGTAAAAAACTTAAAAATTAAATGTAGTGGAGGGGCATTGAATGACTAAAAAAATGAGTGACTATCAGAATATTATAGCATTATCTCGTTATGCCCGTTGGATAGATGACAAGGGAAGGAGGGAAACATGGGAGGAAACGGTTAGCCGACTGCTAGATTTTTATAAAAAGTTTTTGCAAGAGAAACATAAAGTTACTCTTAATTCTGAAGTGTACGCAGAATTGCATACAGCGATTGTTACCTTAAATGTCATGCCTAGTATGAGAGCGATGATGACTGCTGGCCCTGCGCTAGAACGCAATCACATAGCTGCCTATAACTGTGCGTACCTGCCCGTTGATAGTCCAAGAGCATTTGATGAATGTTTATATATACTTATGCACGGAACGGGTGTAGGGTTTAGTGTTGAGCGACAATACACGAATGAGTTACCCAAAATTCCAGAAACATTTGAGGACAGTGAGACTACGATCATTGTCCAAGATAGTA